TCGTTTGACCGATCGCGATGTCAGTGTTCTCAAGAGTCTGAACGACGGCAACATCTGACAGACGCTGGTGATGCGTGACTGTGTATGTTGCCATCGTTCGTTCTCTCTACTCGTCTAGTCGGTTCAGGCTCGCTTGACGAACTTCGTCGCGTCGATCATGACAGACGAGAAGTAGCCTCGGAACTTGATAACTCGACCGAGCGCACCGTCTGCAAGTTCAACACTGACAGCTCCGCGCTGTTGTTCCCAGCATTCGAAGCCAGTGCTGTCACCGACATACACTTGGTTTGAGATGTTGCGATCCACGACAAGGTTCAAGCCGAAAGCGTTGCCGTTGAAGTTGCTCGCTGCAGTTGTGCCGAATGCGTTCTGTGGCCCAATATTTGGGAACAACGGACGACCGGAGTCGTCGCTCAATGAGCCTAGACCTGCGTAATAGTTAGGTGACAAGACAAGCACATTCGGCAAGTTGCCATTCGAGTTTTCAAGGATGTCTTTCGCTGAGCCATAGATGAATGAGACCCAGTCTGCTGGCGAGGTGTCGTCTGTCAGCGTTTCGGTTTGCGAAACTCCGGCTTGGAAAGTCGTGCAAGCTGCGATGTCGGTGGCGTTTGCGTAGATGCGTGCCATGTCGTCAATTAATGCACCGAGAACTTCGGGCGAGGTGAAGTCCATTGATTCTTCGGACAAATTGACATAACCACCGTACAAGGCCTTGGTGATCTGAATGTCGTCCACGACAAAAGTACCTTGATCGAGTGCGACTAGTTCGCCATTGGATGCGCCGATGGTCGTGTGCGTGGTGACCTTCGGACGGATGAAGACCTTGCCGGATGCAGGCATCTGGCGGACTCCCATCGCGGTGATCAACGGACGGTAGTTCGCTACGAAGTTGTTGTAGATCGGGCTGATGATCGGCACTGGAAGGATGCCGGGTGTGTCGGTCGAGGTGACATTCGGTGCAGCTGCAACGATGCGCTGGTTGAACTCTGCGAACTCAGATCCGCCTGCAGCGAACTTGATCATGTATTCCGCAATAGTGGGAAGCTTGAACTCGCGCTTCGGTGCTGCGTACTGGATGGGAGCAGTGGGGACTGCTGCTTCAATTGCTTCTGACATTTCATCCTCCTCGGATGGTTGGGTTGGGGTTGGTGTTTCTTCTTCTTCGTCGGGTGCTTCCTCTTCGGGTGAAGAGGCTGCGACTGAGTAGACCTGAGCGTCGGCGTATGCCGGAGTCGTGACGACCGACAGTTCCACGAACTTAGCCTCAGAGACCTCTAGAGTCCCGTCTGCGAGGCGCTTGAACTTGGTAGGCACTGCGCCAACGGAGACCGAATCTAGAGCGCCATCGGCGAGCAGTGCGAGAGCGTCGTCAGCTGCTCTCGTCGCACTCAGTTTTGCGACGAACAATAAGCCCTCGCTAGTTGACACTCTTTCAACTACGCGTCCGATGACGCGTGTCTCGTCGTGATATTCCAGAAGCTTCGGCATCGGGCCATCTTCGGGAAGTGAGCCTTCGAGGAATACGACCGATTCTCCACCGGAGAGAGTCGCTTTGACATTCCACGGAACGGCGAGACCTGTGATCTGGCGTGATGGTTCGCCATCGGCGGAAGCGTCAAGTGTGATCTGTTGAGCGGTGAGTCTGATCATGAGGGCATCTCCTGAGGTGTCCGCATGGAGGCTGGTTCTTCAATGTCTATCTCTGTGCGGTTCATTGCGACATCTTCTATCAGATCTTCGGTGTCAAATTCCACGAACCTATTACGAGGCAGGATGTCTGTTCCGCTGAGGGTTTCTTGGATGCAGTCCATGTAGAGCTTGGCTCCGAGCAGATAGAGATCTTGCTTGGCCTGTGTCGCGTTGCTGTAGTTGTAGCCAGAAATTCCGATTCCTAAAAGGTACGCGGGGACTCCGATTGCTCGAGACAGTTCGAGTGCGCTGAAGTTGCGAGCTTCGATGAGCTGGAGGCGACTGGGGTCGGTGTCGAATTGCTCCCATTTTACAGCCGAATTCAAGGCCCCAACAGCGTTAACGCGTCGCGCGTTGCTCCATGCTGCAGCGAGCTCACCGAGTGATTCAGCATCGAGAGGTTCAGAGCTGTCGGTCTGCTGTAAGTATCCAGCGACGATCTCATTTGAGGCAAAGCGTTCAGCGGAGCGATCCAGTTTGATCGCTGTCTCTAGTACTCGGCGACCTGTCCAGAGGAAGCCTTGAACGGGAGCGAGGAACTGGATGACATCTTGTGTCGGAATGTTGATCCCGTTGAATGTGATGCTGTTGGATTTTCCAAAGAACTGCGGGCCGGGCTGATCCAATGTGTCAACCATCTCGCAGGGCATCCACTGAAAAGCGAGAGGCCGTCCGGTAGCAGAGCTGCGAGATGTCACATAGAGGAAAGCGCGTCCGCGCATCATGAGATCCATGCACAGATTCGACATGACGAAGTTACGGGTCAGGGTTGGATCTGGAGTGTCCATCCATGATTCGTTCTCAAGATAGATCTTCTCGTACCGTTCGCCGTTGAACTGTGTCGTGTAATGGCGGAGGGGAAGTGAGCCGACGAGAGAGATGATCATCTGTGTCGCTCGAGAAACTGTTGGCACAGACAAGGCCAGCTCTGAAGCCGCCCCGACGGTGTAACTCCAAAACTGGCCGAGTCCGCTTTGTGAGGCGCTACCTGCTGCAGCTTGAAGCGGTGCGTGTGCGAACGCTGGGGTCGCGTCTTGCTTCTTACTTCCGAAGAGTGCCATCGCTTGCGAGTCTCTCAAACTTGCAAGCGTGTGTCCACTAGGGTCAGCCGAAAGCCATCTGAGGTTTGGCTGATGCTTTCGGTCGTGATGTGAGCATGATTCCCCACACTGAACATCGGGCGAGCTCTATCGGGCCGGGACTCTTCTGCGAGCTGAGCACGATCGCTCCGCCTGTTTTGACTGCTACCGCTCGAGCGAAATGTTCCGAGAGTGCAAGGTCTCCAGTGTGGCGGACGCGATCCTCAACGATCATCGCACGAGCTGCACCTGTCCACTTGATGAGTTCCGCATAGCCGACGATCGTCATTCTTCGGCGAAGGTCTGGGGGACAGTGGATCTCCAGCGATGGGGTACACGCGAGCTTGACGGATGGGTCTGACATTCGAGTCACGACTTCGGCCCACATCTGCTGGGCGGACTCCACGACAAACTCGGTCGTCACGATTACGCGTGTCCCGTCGTACGCGCAACCGATCCCGACATAGCGTGATTCGTCTACTGATGAGTCAATGACGAGCCACTGGATCGGTGGCATCGGATCTACGCTCTTGCGATCGTTCCACAAGTTAATCGGTAGGTACGAGTTAGTTGAATCTACCCAGAGATTCAGGTGGCCTCGGATGAACGCTTGCCGATTCGGCGAGTCGAACGCGAGCTCTAACGCTTTCATCGTGATCGTTGTACCGAGTGCAGGGTTCGCCCAGCCCCAATAGCGCCGATCTTCCAGACTTACTCCGGGCGGAAGTGACCATTCGGCGAAGTACAGGGAGCCAGTTCGGCCTGAGTCAATCGCTGCCATGCCTTGCTCTCGAAGCTGGAGAAGAACTGTTGAGCCTTGGTCGCCGGCGGTGCTGAACATCATCATCATTGGATTCTTCTTGATGGCGATCTGTGACGGTCTGAGAGCAGTGAATACGACCTCGGGACTGATGTCCCAGAGTTCGTCCACGAGGATGACTGAGGCTGTCATTCCGTGAGCGTGAGCGGAAGCTGCGACGACTGCGATGGATGATCCATCTGGGAAGTTGACTCGCTCGTCTCCGTTCTGCCATCGGACTTTGCAGAGAAACTTGTCTTCAAGATCGCGGACGACATCACGGAAGAGGGCCATGCTTCGGCGCTTCTGGTTGGCAACGATGACGATCGTCTGGGGCTCCTTTTGAATTGCTGCATACTCGGTTGCCATGAAGCCGGCGACAGCACGCATCACCAAGCTCTTGCCGTTTTGTCGAGCGGTACTAATGCAAGCCTCACGGAAGATGAAGTCACCGTTTTCGTCCAAGCTGAGAGCGTCATTGATTACACGCTTCTGCCAGTCCATGAGATCAATGTTGAGGACGCGCTTCGCCCACAAGGTCAGGGCAGGGCCGAAACTCTCGCCGGCTGGAACGGGCGTGACCAGTCTCGGCTCGATCCTGCCCGATGTTGGAATATCCGACTCCGATCCGCTTAGTCCCTGCTGGTTCGGGCTGGTTGAGGGGATTTCCGAGT